TACCACTAGAGTAAGGGTCGGCCCCCATCATTGAATTTGAAGAATTTGCTGAATTTTGACCAGACAAAGATGGTACATTTTGATTATTAGGCTGAGAGTTTGGGGGCAAAAATTGTGGGTGACCTCCTCGTCCGGAGCCAACATAACCAACCCTTTGAATATTATTCAAACCACTGTTTTGTGGGGTTGACATGCTAGGGCTTAATTGGCTAGGATATGATGGAGAAGAAATAGACTGGCCACCATTCCCAATATAATTACCGTAATTTGTTTGATTGGGAAATTGCGAACCCGGAAAGGCCCCCGGATTTTGGCCATACATATTCCCTAGCACATAGTTGCTAAGAACGGCATCCTGTAATCCGAATTGCGGGCCTTGATAAGGTTTAGACGGCTGAGGCGAGGACCCTGACATTAGAAAACTCTCTTAATTGCTGAGTCCCTAACCGAGCCTCTTGGGGTTCAAATTCGTTTTTGTAGCGTTTATTAAAAGCCATTTTAAACATTGCGTAAACCGCAACATCATGAAACTCAGCGTCATAAAAATCTTCTTTTTTATTAACACCTTCTAAAATCATTCCAAAATCTTCAACAATTTTAACTACACGTTTATTATTGTAAACAACATTTACCTTGACTTTGAACAGGTTGCAATTGTTAAATTTCCAGTCAAGCAGAATCTTTAACGCTGTAATTCCATAACCATTATTTTGAACGGTTTTATCAATCAAACATCCTGCCTCAAAATTTCTAGCAAACTCTTTTTCGGCAAAGTGCATTATACAGCCTATAATGGAACTATCATCAACCTTTAAAATCATGAAGGCTTTCCCCAGCGCAGAGTTAGCAACCTCAGCTAGGCTTGGGCAAACAGGATGGTTACGATAAAATTCTGGATAATCTCCAGAGTAATACCAATGGTATAATATTTTTGAATGCAGTTCTGGCTCAAATCTAATTAAACGAATTCCATTAAGTGTTTTTAACATATTATTGTTTGGTCTGGCTCTTAATCTCCATCATTTTTGAAAAACGTTTATCAAATTCAATCTTTGTGACACTGCTTAAAGGGACCCAATAAATGAGTTCTTCTTTTGTGGAAAACTGGAACAAGCTGGTCTCGGGATGAATTAAATGACTGACTAACTCATACTCCTCAATTTTACCTGTTAAATAAGAAACCTTCAGTCCATAATTGTTTGGAATGTCAGGATGGTCTTTAGGTATGAAAGGCAATGGGTTCATAAAACCCTCATAATAAATCGCACGCGAACTGATCGTGGCTGAATGTTTTGCGTCGCGGAGAGTGAATTTGTTGTTGGTGGGGCTTCACCACTTGTACCAGGGTTATTATATGATGTAAAATTGTCTGAAGGGGTACCGGTTGTTCCAGTTCCGCTAGCAGCGGTTACCCCCGTACCATTAGCTGTATAAAACAATCCTGTCCCCGGAAATGATAATGGTCTGTAGGCCTTCGCTCCAGCCCCAGCAACAAAATCAGTTGAGTCATAGACAGTCTCTAAAGAACCACTAACATTATAAAGTCCTAATAAATAAACACCACCCCCCAACGATTGTGCACCCGTTGCAAATTGTAACGATCCCGGGCCATGTGTGTGGCTTGGTCCTGTATGTGTATGGGATGCCATACCATGATTGTGGGCGTTTACGATATGTGAATGTGAAGTGACTGTGTGATTATGAAGCAAATCCACTTGGTGAGAAGCGTTTCCTACAGCGGTTGTTGCCCAAGCGGCAGTATCAATATCACCGCCACCCTCCGTTCCAAAACCGACGAGATACCGGTTAGATAAATCAGGCAATGTAAGGCCTGTTATGGGTGACCCCGTCGCGCTAATCACAGAACCATCACAATACCTAAAAGAAGATCCAATGCTGACAGTTCCATTAAAATCATAATGAGGAATAATGCTGCCGATTGGAATGGTGGCTGCTATTGTGGAGGTGACCGCTGACTCTAATACAAGTTTACCAGTACCGGTTTTAGCACTAGCTTTTATATTATCAACCTCGAGGTTCCCATTTAAAAGCGCATAAACGTTTTGATAACGTTGATGTATTCCTGTTGGGCCTGCTAACGCGGCCTCATCTACAAGGTCCTGTAACGCTGACCCCGGATCTACAATAAAAGCCATAACATCATCTCCCTACCACAAGAACCATTGAGTTGGACCGCGCACTAAACGTAATACGCCATAATTTGAATTGATAATTTTATTAGTTACACCCTCAATTGTATCTGCCCCAAAACAATTGATTGTGATATTGTTTGCCGCAGCTCCCCCACTCTCATCTTTTATAATCATCATAGCGTTTAGAAAAACAGAAATGATAGGGGGTAAAGTAAGCGATCTTGCGGCAGAGGTGCTTGTAACGCCTATATAACAATCACTTTTAATTATATTGTAATTCGCAGAAACCCTAACCTGATTAAATGTTGGGGCATTCCTTAAAAAATTTGTTTGAAATTCCAAAAATTCATTAAGACGTACATCATTGGTTGCGGGAGGTGATGGAGTAATCATACAGCCACAGTCTCCGGTTGATACCCGTGGGAAGTGATCCCCATGATATACTCCTCCAAACCAAATCTATACCCATCTACGTTTTCAATCTTCACTTGAAAATAACGCCCAGTCAAAGCCTCACTATTAGCGTCAAACTCCATCATTTTATAAAAAACATTGACTGATCCCCAAATGAATGTGTTCCATTTATTTGAACCCCAAACCGCGCCCGAAATTGGCATAGTTTTGGTGGCTGTTCCGGATGTGCTATTTGTATTGATAGTTACCTTAATTTGACCAACACTCGAATTAACACCAACAAGATTGAAATCATTAAGTTGTTTTAAAAAAGCTGCATTTCCAAAAGCGTGTCGTTTAGATTGCCAAACGGATTCAATCTTAGATTTTGTTATTGCTATACCATCACCACTTGTTGCATCTGACAGTGCTTGACTATAAGTGAAGCTTGTTGTGGTTGGTGTGTTTATTATAGTAAAAGTGCCATTAAATGAGGTGTCGGTAACAGACCCTACATAAACAGTTTCTCCTACCACAAACTCATGCGGAGCAACAGTTGTGACCGTAACAACATTACTCGCCCTAACTATTCCTGTTGGGGAAACGTCAATTCCAGCCGCAGCCTTCACATCTTTATCATAATTCCCAGAAATATAAATAAAACCATCATAAGAACCATAACAAACCGTGTCATTTCCACTAATGGTAATTGAAGATAATACGTTAGCATTGATCCCTTTATGATAAAGCATTGTGCTCTCAACAGGAATTTTCCCTTCAGGATCACCGTCAAAGCCATCAATATAATAATCATAAGCGATAAGAGCGTTGTGGGTTGGGGAAATCCCAGTGCTCATCGTGGCTACATACTCTTTGTCTGGAGTATTAATAGCAGAAACATATTTGGCTCGATTTTGGTAATAAGTGTTTAGTGTGTTATCAATAGAGTCTGAAAGAGGAATTAGATTTTTAGAACCATCAAACCCTTTAATCTCATTTTTACGATTCACAAAAGCTAACAACTCTCCGTATCGGCGAGACCTTATATTGCGGATTGAATAGCCAGAGATGCACCCGTCAGCCACAATGATATCCTGAACGTAACCATCAGGAATGCTTTCGCCTGAAAACAAAGCCATGAAGTTTTCTTTGAGGATAACTAGGTTGTCGCCTAATTTTCCAACCCCGGTTACTTCATTAGTTGTGGTGCCCTTACTAATAAACCTTTGGGTCCAATATAAAACATCCCAAGTCTCGCCATCTAACAAATCAGAATGATAAATGAATTCTCCGTCGGTGCCCCACAACCTGTTTTTATGGACAATCAGGTATTTAAAATTCGCGGGTACCCCAGTTAATAAAGCAGCGTTACCCGTTCCCGTCCATTTCCAAGGCGGGTCGATTCCATTAGATCCGATAATAACATCATTTCCAGCATTATCAGTGAATTGAGCAAAGCTATACAGGTTGTCTGGTCCATCAGTAGAAACGATGGCCCCTGTAATATCAGTGACAACACCAGCTTCAGTGAAAGAATAAATTTTACTACCAGCCGTAGCCACACGGAATATTGTCGATCCAAGGACAGCCTGATAGATTCCAGTGACAGGTTTAGGAACCCCACTTTCTTGAAATTGTGTGGTGGTTAAAACGGAATTCCCAAGACGAACCTGCAAAGTCTCTTGAGTTAATTGTACGTTTTGGATTCGAGTTGCCTCACGCACTGAAATAGAAATACTAGATAGTTTGGTATTCCATCCACGAAACGTTGAAAAAGCTGTAGGCCCTATTGATTTCTCCATCCCCATTAGTAAGACCTCGGATAATTACCGGGCAAACGCCCTGCGGAAAGAGTTTTTTGAGGATAATTGCTCTTTAAAATTATTTTACGGTAAGGCCCTTTATCATCATTAATAGCGTTCATTACTTGGTTGTTAAAAGCTGCTAAATAAAACTGGGCCGTATCAAGTTCTTTTTTGTGTAAGTTTCCGCGATATAAACAATAAAACTCAATTGCGTCATGGTATTGTTCAGGAATTAAACTAAAATCATTATCATTAACCAAATCCGGCAATTTGCAATAAGCGTCGTAATATAAAGTCCTTGCATCACTAGGCGTTGGGTAAAGAATAATTTTTGGAAACATCCCCTGCCGTTGCCTTGGCCCTATTACAGCATTTGTGATGGATCCAGCGTTTGAGGTGATCGTTAAAATCCCGGTAAGAAACCCATTCAAACCCCTGCCTAATATTCTAGTATAAGTATTGGTTGTAACGACTGGAGTAGTACCGGTCAAAGTCACTTCTTCACCAATCAAAACCCCACTTGCATTAAGCCCCTCGATTTTAACAACTGCCGTATCTGCGGCCGTAGACACAAGTGATAGAGTGCTAGCTGAAGTGGGTTGATTGGCAACTGGAGAGAATCCAGCTAAATAGGCGATGTCTGGGTTCCCTGTTTTATTATCTAAATCCGGAACCTGCTCAAGCAAATCGCGACGACTCACCACCTCAATTTTCCTTGGGGACGTTCTGTCCGTCATTACAATCTGCTTCCCAATATCTACCAAAGAACTAAGGGTGTATTCGTTTTGATTTGCAGTAGTTGTGAGCGTCAGCTCATCTAAAATAGTCCAAGAAAAATTATGCTTGGCTGTGACAATAAACTCTTTCTGGGCTTTATTCGCCCAACGTTTGATAACAGCATCAATATTAGTTGCTGAGTTTAATTCCACCCTCACATTATTAACAATCTCGGCGAGATTCATTCAGCGTTAACCTCACTAACAACACTAACCTCACCAGATTCGCTAGGTTCGCTAACCTCAACGACTTTCTTAGGGCGTCCTTTCTTTTTTGATTGTTCAAACTCAACCTTATCTTGTTTCAGCTTTTCTTGTTCCGCATGAAAGGCGGCCTCATCTTCCCTAAATTTCTTCTCAATTCCAGACAGAGTATTAATAAATTTAGTTTTATCATTGCCCTCATCATCAATCTTATTTTTTTCTTTCTCATCTTCATCTGCGGCAATGATTACTGGTGTTGGCATATAGAAATCCAACCCTCGTTTTTTAGGTTGTTCCTCAGTCGTGTAGGGAATAAAATCAATGGCCATAAATAATACACTCCAAATAAAAAGGGAGGAGACATTTTGTCCCCTCCCAATTAACAATTTAAGCAGACGCACCTAAACGCAAAGCATGTCCAACATTCAAATAAACAGGGATGGTTCGTAGTACGGTGTCAGTAGTGAGTTGGAATGGTGAATAACCCAATCTTAACTCAGCCGCAGAAGTAGAGCCGTTGGTGACCACATTAGTTGAGGCAATCAAAGATTTACCTAAAGTAATCGTGGTGCCTGCAGCAACCGCAGCAACCTGAGGATGTAAACCCGCAAACTGAACCCAACCCCATGAATATTGCGCTTGAGTTGCCATGACAACACCAGCGGTAATAGCCGCGGTATCGCCAGCAGCCGAATCAACTACTGCCCATGGTAAATGCACCCGGAATGTATCCGATGAAGCCGTCGCAGCAGAAAACGCATCATTTGGGTCAATAGTGATTAATGTGGCAGTGTTTGCCGCAATAATTGCATTCTCACCCTCAGGAGCCGCTCCCGCTGCACCGGCATCGTCCAAGCACTGAATAATACCACCCGCCAAAATATTGGCAGTAGCTCCAGTAGTAACAATGGTTGTAGTAGTACCAGCGCCGGTAGCACTGATTGAAACCAACCCTCTAAATGCACAGATGTTGTTTTTAGTGGCTCCACCTGATTGATCAAATCGGACGTATTGATAGCCGCGATAACCAAAATTCGGATCATAGGTCCAACGTACAGCACCCTTCTCTTCTTTATTAGATGTGTCAGAAGCGCTTAACGTGGTATTCCATACAGTGCGGTTAGCCGCCCGTTCATTATAAAGTTTTGCAGTTTCCAAACTCATATTTTATCCCCCAATGTTAAGCAGTCATTCCAGCAAGCACGCCTTGCAGAGCGCAGTTAGATACTGTCAGTTGTCCGGCCCATAAAATTTTAGCGATGCTAACATCTTGATCTGCAGGCGTAACAAAATCACTCATATCAAAATCTTTATCGGGGTGAACGCGTAGTTTTAAGTAATCTAAATTCAAAAAATACATACGATCATCTGGACATTGTGGATCGTATAAAAGATCGATCCCTTCAAATTTCAACGCATGAAAGCCAAGATCAGCTAGATTAGGGTTATTGAATTGAGCTTTACCATGCGCTAAATTCTCTACATATCCGAAAACTGTATTGCCTGCGACGATTACTTTAGGACGGTCAACACCACGGGTTAATTGACGAACCATTGAACCCATTGCGGTGATCCCATTGGAACCAAAAGAACCCACAGAAGCGTTTACTTTGTTTCTCCAAAATGTATCAGTGGCGCGATTTATTCCACCCAAAATACCAGTAGTGGGGGTAGTGCTACAAATAGCAGCTAATCCCAAAACGTCTTTTCCACCGTTACCAGTACCATCACCGTAAATGAGAGAGCCTAAACGGTTTGACATGGTGATTTCTGCCTGTTTAGCCCTAGCCTCCATAAGAGATTGCATTTTCTCTTTACCGCTATTGCGTAACTTATCAGTACCAGTTAGAGTGATGGTGGCGTATTCCTGTTTCCAGTTAAACTCCGCAGCGCTCAAGCCTTCAGGTTTAGTCACAATCATCGTATCAGCTTCAGAGTATGACCCACCATTTCCAGAGGCATACATCAGCTCTTCAACGAGTGTATCGCCACCATTAGTGACAATCTTACCTTTCATGTTTAAATATTTTAAAAGAACATTTCCATTGCTAACATTGTCAGCAAATTTCTTACGATAACTCTTTAGTGTAGTGGATGCGATTGCATCGAAACTACTATTTGGCAGTGCCATATTTTTTGGACCTTTACTTCCAACCCAGCTAATTAAGACGCATGTTTGTCCCAAGCAGCTTTAAACGCAGCAGCAATATCATTATATTCGCTTGTTGCCTCATTAGCAGGGGCCACCGCCTGAGAAGCGACGTTGCCAGTCAGTTTTTGTTGTTGATTTTTATAGGCCTGATCAATGGCTGTTTGCTTAACATTTGACGCATTAGCGATCATCCACGCATGCTCAAGTGGGTAGCCATAAGTTTGGATCATCGACATGACTTCATCTTTTTTGGTTGCCCAACCCTCATTTGCGTAAAGCGCTTTTCCGCGACCCTCAACCTGAGAGACAAGAGCGTCATATTGTATTTTTTCATTTTGCTGTTGGATTAGTTGTAATTGCTGCTGGGTCGCTTGAATCTGTTGCTGGAATGGTTGTGCTAATTGATTGAATGTATGCAGCACAGACTCCGCGCCCTCGAAACCAAGTTGATTGACCAAAGATTTGAAAACGGCTGGATCGTTAGGGTTCTGAACAGGTGCAACTGGAGCCTGAACATTATTAGCGGGATATTGATTAGCCGTTTGGCCATATTGCCCTTGCTGATTAGTGTTCTGCCCATAACCATATTGTTTACGTTCAGTTTCAAACCTCAATCGCTCGGATTCTAATTCACGTCGTTGCTGTGCCAACTGTTGAGTTTTATTATAATAATCGCTGGACTGACTAGGTGTCATGCTCTCTGCGACTACTGGTTCTGATGGCTTCCCAGCATCGTTAGTTCCTACAGACTCGGCATGTTCTACCGGTTCAATAGGCTGGCTACTGTCATGCTGATTAAGTTCGTTTACCATATTTACCGCTCCTTAAATGTTGATCATTGCGCAGGTAATCCCTGCGGCTGAGGGTTTCCGCCAACCGCGGCACCGCTTTGTTGTGTTTGTTGCGTAGGTAATGATTCAGGGGGCACATTCGACCCTTGAGGCATTCCACTAATATTTTCTTGGCTTAAACCGCCCGGACCAGCCATACCAATGTTAGGAGATTGACCCTTCATAGCCGTGAGCTGAGATCGCTCTACAAAACTCTTCATTAAACGATGCGTGAATGCATGAGCGATGAACGCTGGAGTGTTATTATTTTCCAAATCATGCGCAGCCAAATGCTCGTCATGAGGCTCATTCATTTGAGGGGTCACAGGGATATTACGTTTTAATAGAGAATTTTCCTGCTCGGGAGTTTTTGAATCAAAAATAATGCCTTTATTTTCAATATGGAGAACTTTAGACACTTCTTTAAGCAGCTCTTTTGGGTCAACCTGAGCAGACACTTGTTGTGATTGCCCCATCAACGCTATGAGCTGCGTGATGTCCGCTTTGCGTTGATTCTCGTCGACAGGTAATGTAGAGCCGGCCTTTACTCGCACGCGCATCTTACCCTGCAGATCGGTTCCCACAACATTCAAGAAAGGATTCTTGGCGTTACCTAAGGCTTTCTCACCAAAACGTTCTTTAAATGCCAAGAACTCAACCTCTTCCATCCCAGACAAACTGATCACCTTGGTGGTATCGTATTTATTTTGAATCAACCAAATGCATTTTTCAATCACTGAGGCGATTACATCCTCAAGTAAACCCACTCGATCCGAAATAACATCAGCCGATTCGGCAACAATCGCCATAGCCTCACGCGCCGTTTTTGTTGTCTGCGGCAATCCCTGCTTCATCTCATTCATGCCTGAAACCATGGTAATGTCTTGGCGCAGCAACTGCTCATACAGGTAAATCTCTTCACCTAATGAGGCATGTTGATATGGTTGAAATGACTGGCCGGCTGTCAACTCAATCACAGTCGAGTCCTCATCACTAGTAAACGCGTCTTTTTGATCGTCAGTAAGAGGGACTCCGCCGGTAACAATAATTTTAGAAATCAACTTTCGGCGATGGTGGGATTTTAGAGTTTTGATCTCGGCCAGCTCATACAAATCATTCCACCAAAAATGCAGATCGCCCTTGGTGTCCTGTTGTCCGGGGATATTATTCCACTCAAAATGGTCGTACATGGTGTTATAACCATACGGGCATTTATAGGGAGGCACTGCCCATCGATCTAAACCCTCAACTTGAATCGCTAATGTATGATCAACGTTATTCTCGAGCTCGTAGTATGTTCCATATTGAAAATCACTGCGCTCTTCCTGACTGAGCCCGTTCTTTTTATTTTCATCACAATTTTCTTCAACTACATGTAATTCCTCATCATCATCAATTTTGAATTTCTTTCGAATGTCGGCGATCGGGGCAATAATTTTATGAGCTCTCCATCGCGCTGAACTAATGGAACGAGCATTTGGGTCGATGATGAGGTCCTTACGATCAACATAATCAATCGTGATTTCATCATTTGGCTGATCACCTATGTATTGACGCCCAATTTTATCACCCTCATATTTATAGGAGGTCTTGAGGTAGCCACGGCCTTTAATTTTAGTGCCCTTAATTAGCTCACGCAGAACGGATTTAAATTTCCAGACATCATCTAATTGAGAGTTGATTACTTTTTCTAGAATCTCGGAGGTGAGATCGGCCTCTGGGGTAGCAGGGTCAATGTAGATGTATGGAGATCGAGAGTATATTTTTGGAGTAAATGATCGAACATCAACGTAAAATAGATTAGTTTTCTGACATTCAGTTTTATAGGAGGAATTGTCGCCACCAATCACATCCCCCTCATAGGCCCGCTCAAATTTCTTCCACTCTTTTATTGAGGTCTCCATCCCACGTTTAGCGGCATCAATTCGATTTTTCCATAACCTATAGTCATCTACACTGGATTTCTTTTCAGATTTATCCGAATCAATAGCAGAATCTTTTTCAGTTTTTTTTTCTTTAGAATCGACCTCAGACATCATACGGGCCGACATAACGCATCTAAACTAAACGTGATAGCCGACATGTAACCGACATTTTAATGGCGATTACGTTTGTTACGTTTTGATTGAGCAAACGCTGCCTCAACATTATTTTTATATTTTTGTTTTGTGGGAACAAATTTAGGGGCTCTCGACTGCAACATTAGTCGTAACGCATCCGGAGCATGATCCTCTTTAGTTTTGGAAACATCCTCAACATTGATTTTATCATGAATTAACGCGGGCAACGTGCGGATTAGGTTTTGGCATTCTCTAGAAATTTTAACCCATGGCATCATCCTGCCGTTATATTCCCTGATCTGTAGGTACTCCCTAACTCGAGACCATCCATTAATCCGAGAGTTGTTGCCCTTCAATATGTGGATACCATTCAAATTGTATGTTTCCACTCGCTGGACTCCAGTCTCGGCCACTTTTACCCAAAATGACACCGGATCCCCTACGGTATAGTCAATTTTCTCAGGTGTTCCATCAGGATAAACAGAGAGAGCATTTATTAGTTCCGCATACTCAGAGTCCGTCAATCGATTGCGATACATCTCACGATAGACCCAGATTTGATTATCTGGGCCCACAGCTCCCCATAAACAACAGAACGCATCCGAGTAACCCCAGTCCATTGAACGTATCCTAGGCCATTCCTTAGGGATATCAAACGGTTCGTAGATGTGATGCTCTGGCCTCCATTCCGCAAAATACTGGCCAGCAAAAATATCCCAGTCCCCATCCAGCATTGCCTTTATCAGCGTTTCTGAACCTAGACCCATCAACCGTTCTCCGTAATCCTCTGGAGCATGGCTATTATCTGTTCGTTTTGCTGGTATAAACTGACGCATGAGCCCGCCCTCTTTAGGAGGAGCTTTATAGATATCCATAGGGTCATGGATGAAAGCCTCTTTCACCCATTTGTGCCCAATAGATCCGGGATTAGAACCGCACTCGATTCTAGGCAGAAAACGCAGGTATTGTGGAGGGATTTTTAATCCAATGGCACGAAGGCGACTTCTGAGGAATCGATATTGATAATCTGTGAAATGGGTCAACTCATCCATGAGCAGAACGTGGATCTCGGCGCCCTGATAGCGTGTTACATCGTCCTCATGCTGGCAATGGTTCAGCGATAAACGGGAACGTGTTTTAACCCATACAAATTCATTCTCTTGTTTATTATATTTAATTTCGCCACTGTTGAGTTTTGGGCCCAATAATTCAAATAGGTTATTAGGACCTCTCAGATGATTGTCTCTGAGGTCGGGAAATGTTCGCCGAAATAGATAAACCTGAATGCCCGGCACCTCCTCACACCATCTAATCCCTGACACCCTGAGTAAAAACGATTTACCACCAGCCGCAGCACCTCCATATAACAATTCAGTCGCAGGAGAATAAAACGCCCAACGTTGTTTTGGTTCTAATTTAAGATTTGTAGGGGTTTGCTCCTGCATCAATTATTACTATCCCTCGATCCCGGCCATCCTCATTCGTTAGCCCAGTCTCGGTTTTATCACGCCAATTTTCTCTATCTCTATTTTTTAACCAGAATATGCAGGCGGTAGTGTCGGGAGGATGATGACGGGTGATGTCGGCCTGAATGATAGAACCCTCGTAACAAAATAGTTTTGTTTCCGGATGAGAATAGCCTGTAGCTCGTCTATAGAGGGATTCAACCACCCTTTGGTCGCTAATTGCCTTACCCTCTTTTAGGACCTCCAGAAACTCAGGATGCTCATTTTTGTAGTTTGAGAGCGTCGCGACTGCAATCCCTAACACATCTGCAATCTGCTCGTCAGTCAATCCTAGGGCTGCCAATTTTTTGGTTTGATTCAGATCAATTGTTGAATATTTTGATGGCCTGCCGCCCCTCCTAGGATTGTCTAATTCATTCTGTTTAACCATAAATTCATTCAGTTAGATTAAAACCTATAATGGTTTACCAATTTGTATTTCAAATTTATTTTTATCAAAGAAATCAACTACATACTTTTGATTTTGAACGGTAATACGATCATCGTTTAGAATATCGCATAACACGATGCTGTCTTTATCAATCGTTTTAATTTTCCATGATAAATCAGGAGCTAGCCTATAGTAATTTATATCCATCGATACAACGTCCTGACTACCATCCAAACGATTACAATGAATCTGTTCAACTACGGATTTATCAATAAATTTTAGACTATCACCTGCCTGAAACCACACCATGAAATCCTCCGTTTTAGGCGTCAACCTCGATGAATGTGAAAAAGACCTCTCCGATCAATGTCGTTGCTGTGAATGCTGCAAACAGATTGAACTGAGCTACATCTCCGGCCGGCAGGATATATGATGTTAATCCACCGAGATTTTCGGAACGTACAATGAAATTTGAATAATCTAACCCAGCGCCAACAGAGCTCGTAAAAACACCATTTACGAATGTTCTGCCACCGGACGAGGTCCACGCTACGGCACCCTGCCCTGTAACAGTTTTAATGGTAGTATAGCGCAGGCTACAATTGACGGGGATGATGATTTTCCCAGAGGGGACTGTGTAGAGGTCTGTGATGGCCGTAGATGTTAAATTAATCCCGGACACACGGACTGTTTTGAATACTGATGGGGTTTGTGGGTCTAAAAATACACTCATTCAAAATGCATAAAACAAATTTTATTGTTTTTATAGCCGACATGTAACCGACAACGCATTTATTCTAACCGCGATTATAGTATAAATTAGCCGCCTCAGTTGAAATGCGTACAGATGAGTTTTTTGATGGCCCTGTTTTTTCCCATGGAATTTTTTTCGCACGGTTCCAACGCTCTATAGTTCGTTTGGTTACCTCATAATGGTCGGCCAAACTCTGAACACCATAAATAAACTCTTTATTAATTGGATTAGCCCGTAGCTGCATTTGATCCCTCAACTAATAATTATCAATTAATCTGATTAAATCACTCAGGACCGCAGTTTTACACAAAAACCAAAAAAAGTCAATATCGCGTAAATACGGCATTTTTAATCAATTCGTGCCATATCTAATCAAAAAATAATGCCTAACAGGGGGTGACAGACTGTCCCTACCCTATTAATATTTTTTATTGACAATATCCTGTCGATGGGTTATACTTATTTAAGAAATAGAGATTAAAATTTAAAATAATAGGAATGAAATGCGCGCAAAAATCTACAACTCAAAAACAGAACCAAACCGTGTGTTTATTAGCTATAATGGCGGTCTAAATGAATATTTTGTCCCTATGAGCGGAGGGTATGTGAGAGATGAGAATGGATTGCAAATTTGCGAGAAATTATTGAGAATAGGCAACACTCTCAAATTCAACAATCAGGTTAATGGCAATAATTTCATTAATTTCATTCGCAAACAATGGGCGGCCTATCGCCGGCATTATCGGGGTTTGGATTTATTATAACCGCACAGCGACAAACAGGATAGAGAATATGTTAGATCGTATTGAAATCATAATGACAATTTCATTTTTACTATTTTTATGCATCTTAGCGATCATGTATTGGAGGCAAAAAAAGAAAGACGAAGAAAATTGGGTTTTAGAGTGCAGGCGCATGAAGAATTCGGACGCTGCTGCAAAACTTACTGAGAGCGAACGGATAGCGAGCCTCAATGACAAAGATTTTTTCAACGAAATGATTAGGTCGCGAAACGACATATCAATCGAATACTATGAAAAAATTTATATCAATAACCCATCTATTAGCAGCGGTTCAAGAATCTATTTAGGAAAAATAAAGAGCTCAAATGAAACCGCCGATGAATTCTACGCTAGGATTCGTAGTGCCTATAACCGAGGCGGATTAGTTGAAATTAATGGCACCGGACTGTACGATTTTCTCGTACAGTCCTGTTGACCTAGAAAAATTTGGTGATTTCACTAATGATGAACAGTCTTAACCGGAGCAAAAATAATGTCAGATGAACGCATGATATTCACCCAACTATTAATCATGGCCACGACATTCTGAGGAAATAAACACCAATGCCAAAAATCCTAAAACCAAACATTGAATTTGAAAACGAAACCACGTCAACATTAACCCCCTCGGCCGATCAATCAAACGAACAGATCTCTAGAGCTGCCTCTCTTTTAGGGAGAATTAAAACTGATAAAAAAGCGAAGGCCTCTCGTGAGAATGGAAAGAAAGGCGGCAGGCCTAAAACAGAGAAAATAAATTTGAAAGCCAACGACTACATTTTTCATTGTTTCAAAAGCTCTCACCCTGCGGCAAATCCAGACGAATGGATTTGGTGTGTTGGAACAATTAAGGAACTAAAATATCTAACGCGCACCGATAATTGGAGCTTAAAACTACAGGACAATAGGGTTTTTGCCTTCTCCAGCGAAGAGATCAAAAAAATACAGAAAAATATGATGGAGGAAAAATGAAAAGCCATAATCTCGAAAGACAAATAGTTCAAATTGCTATCTCAGAAACTGATGACAATATTACAATTGTTGCCCTGTGTAATGACAAAACGCTATGGTTTGGTTTTCCTCACCCACACAACAGCCCCATGATAGAATGGTTCCAACTCCCTAATGTCCCACAACCTGAAATGGAGGCTGAATGAAAGGCCCTAAAATTGAGAATTTAAGAGATCCAAAGTGGATAGGAAAGAAAGTAATAAAATCTTATGTGGAATTGTGTTGGGTTAAAGTTTTACACCAAGGGCAAGACGAATTTGTTTACATTAACCATACAGGATTTGAAAGCTCACACCCTTATAACCCACAAGAGTGTCAAGAAGATTTTGATTGGCACGAATGGATTGAAGAAGAAAACCCTAAAAACCCTGAAATCGACGGCTAATATGCCAAAATCCCATATAAACACAAATCCCCTTTCAATAAAACTCTTCTGTGAGCAGTGCAAATCCCCTATTGACGAGAAAATACTAGTAAAAGCGTTCGCTACCGCTACTGGGAAAATAGGAGGCTCTAAAACGTCTGCAGAGAAAAAGAAGAGCTCTAGGGAAAATGGTAAAAAAGGCGGCAGACCTAAAATACTCGCGGACGAGCAATCTAAGCTCAGGCCGCTATCTACGGAGACAAAAAATGAAAGGCCCTAAAATTGAGAATTTACGAGATCCAAAGTGGTTAGGAAAGCAAATAATGAAATCTTATTGCTTAGGTGCGAAATCTGAATGGAGGAAAGTTTTACATCAAGGAATTGATAAGTTTTTTTATGTTAACAATATAGGGAATGAAAGCTCTGATTGTTATGATGCTAAGGAATACGAATCAGACTTTGATTGGTATGAATGGATTGAAGAAGAGAAAAAAACCAAGTTCCCATTTAAAGTCGGTGATAAAATAAGGCGCAAAGATTGGAATAATAAAAATAACTATGTGAAAATCCAACTAATAATTTTCTCTATTCACGAAAACGAAAGAAAGATCTATGTAGAAAAACATTTTTCGAACACTGCAACATCATATGACATATATTTCATTACAGATACAGACTGGGAGCTATACGTCGAAGATAAACCTCATCAAGATAAGGCTCAGGAAGAGCCCGAGTTCCCTTATAAGGTCGGCGACACAATCAGACATAAAAGCTGGATTGAAAGAAACTCGTATTTAGAAATTCTTGCAATAAAGGGCCCTTTTGAAGATTACTATAAAGATAAGTATTTTGAAATTGATGGGGTTTTAGACAGAGATGTCATTGTACCTATTACAAAAAAGACTAGCCATTATGCTCCTAGAATAGTGAATACAACATATCGAATTGCAACTACAGATTACAAAGACTGGGAGCTATACTGGGAGCTATAACAGCCCACTAAACCCAAGAAAAAGAAAACGATTTTGTTTGATTTAAAAAAATCAGAATTTCTTTTACAAGAGGATTTACCGAAATTTACTATGTATTCATTGCATGGTTACGATAGCGAATCTGTGGCTGCTGATCTCATTAGACGTGACCCTAAAACCATTCAATTTCCAGCAGTCACCAAAAACGGCACCGTCCTAGAATTTGAGGTGGCCGATGAGTAACATGAGAAAAATAATTCACACTTCAACAGTAACGGCAACAAATCATAAGGGGTTTTGGCATTCCATCCTCGCAACTTGTCAGGATGGAACTGTTTGGGAAAAGATTTTCAGGATTGATGGAACATCATCTGAATGGTTAAAATTACCAGACATCCCATCCGACAGCGATAAAAATAACGTTGAAATTCCAGCAACCCCTGAGCGTAAAAAAAACACCTCAACATGCAAAAGTTGTATGGGTGAATATCAGACAATTTCTATTTGTAACACATGTCATCAACTAGAAGATCTTGATTGGAATGTTTAAAAATTATTCTGCTCGCCAATTCTAATCTTTATTATCAATTTCGCGACTACTCAATCCAAAAAGAAAAGCTCCGATCCATTTTTTTTGCAAAATCCTCGGTTTGATTTAACCGCTCTTTAAATTTCTCATAATCCTCGCTAGTCATTCCGAAAAGAAAAGCTCCGATCCCCTTCTTTTGCAAAATCTCGGTTTGATTTAATGACTCTTTAAATTTCTCATAATCCTCATCGGTCATTGTGTGTAATTTAAATCGCAAACCATCTAAAATGTCACTCATTCGCAAGTCATCTAACATGTCACTCACTGGAATGCCATCCATTAAACTATCATTTTTCATATTTGTGCCCAATAACCAAACAATTAACAGGGTCTAAAGATTTGTTGATTTTAGACCCTTTTACCATGAACGCGCATTTCTCAACATCATAAACCACCTCACCAGCGTAATTTTTTCTCATAAAATCTGGGACAGTTTCTTTTTTATACCCATGCAGTCTAACAGACCTAGATTGAACAACAATGTCCCCCTCATAGATCTCATTTCCCTCAATATCCCTAGCCCCAGTAAATTGCATGATATCAAAAGATTCTCGAGCTTTTTGAACAGAATCAATAAAGGGCTCAAGCTCATCCGAAAAATACAAACCCTTAGCATCAATCATCCGACTACCATGAAAACAACTTTCATTATGATCTATGCACCATGCCCTAAATTTAATCTCACGCATTATGACACCCATTTTACAGCCAATTGATACAAAACTACTAGTTTGTAATAATCTCAGAGGAACATGTATACAAAAAGTCTGTTTTCTATACACGTTTTTTGAAAATGCATAGAAAGTCACCGTTTTCTATACACGTTTTTCTCACTTTCAATTCGCTCTACCTTTTTTCGCATGGCATCAATTACACTTAAATGCTCATCTAAAAAATCATGTATCGTTAAAATATTATCAAGGTTCTGAGCCTGTGCTTCGGCTAGAATAACCAGCTCGTTTTCTTGCTTGATTATTCTACAAATAATGAGTAAAATCATAACACTTATTAAAAATAAAATAAAGAACACTCCACTTATAACCCATAAACTCATAACTAAAACCTAAAATATGAAAATGATTTTAAAATGCCCATTCGATCAAAAAGACATCGCCAAATCTCATGGGGCCCGATGGGACCCAAACCAGAAAACATGGTATTTTGAGGGCGCTGTGTTCCCTGAGGGACTACGTCAGTTTGCGGATGCCGACGAATTACAACTCTACGATGCGACTGTAACCTCATCGGCAAACTCAACCCCTGCGGACGGTTTAGACGAGATTCCTTGGTGATTTTTGCCAATATTCACTGGCAATGATCCTCAATTTTTCAAAATCTTCGTAGAGATAGAAAGTACAATTCGCAATATTTCTTTTACTTTTGCAATTCACCGTCTTTGCCAGCTAATTTGAACCTCGTCCAATCCCGACGAAGTTGAGGGTCGCTGTTTTTGATTTTTGCCCAATAATTTGCAGGTCCTGGAGTGTCAGCCAACGCATGTATAATCTCACCCATAAAATTTTCTATAAAACGTTATTGCCTTGTTTTTATACACACAATACAATTCACCATCCACATCACATCTCTGAATAAAAGTGTCGGGTGTTATAAATTCAGATTCAATTAATGCAAACTCCCCATCGCTTAAACCAAATCTTAAAGGGATGAGATTAAATCTCAACTCACATTGATTAAGTAAATTTTTAATTTTTTCAATCACAAAACAAACTCGCTCAGTTTCACTTAAATCATCAATACCATTACACCAACTAACCACATGTTTGGTTTTTGTCATAAAATACCTTGAATTAAAATTTTGATTCAAAACTCCTCAAATACCCATCCCTGACCACGTATTTTTTGAACTGCTATAATTTTCGCCCACCAAAACTCTTTTGCGGCCACTTTTATTTTAACCCGAGCGTCATCCTCCCAAAACCCCTTTACTTCATGAAATTCGATCGAGGCTGGGGTTATAACTAAAAAATCTGGTGCATAGTAGGTCTTGGTAGCTAATTTTAATTTAATGGGCTCAAAATCGAATTGTGTGATCCTACCGGCCATCAATTCTGACTGCAGGTAATCGGAATACTCTTTTTCTAACCTATTCATTTGTCCGTGAATAGGCCTGGCTCGAGGACGAACTTTTTTCTTATTTTGAGTTTGAAGAGCTTTATATTCTGTGAGCGTCATTATTTTACCTTAAAATTTCGTGCCATTAAGATCCGCCCACCCTAACGCCAAAGAAATCACAGGAAATTCTTTCACAAAAATCCCTTTCACTTCTTCGGCGATTTCCTTGTGTTCTTTTTGAGTCCCATTAGAACATCTGGTTTGCAGATAATGAATCCATGACCGAATTGTCCCGTGCATATAAATTTTAGTGGTTGAACACATCGGTAGAGCCATTCGGGCAACCTCTTTCGCAATCCCGCGATCAATCGCTTGCTGGTAGAATTCGCAGGCCGCGTTTGTGATGGTGTTCAATTGATCTTTAAACCATAACTCATCATCAGAATTATTCATCTCTATAGAGTTTTGACGATTTTTAAAATCCTGCAATCGTGGCTCTACATTTTCTAGAGAGGTTGTTTTTGCATATCGCTGGGAGAACTCTTGAAATGAGAAACTTTTATGGCGAATGATTTGCGCTGAAATAGCCCTAGACGTCACAATCTCAACACACATTGACGCCATTTCAAAAATAGACCAATGACCGTTTTTGATACAATATTTTATCAACTCATCAATTGGTCTATTCTCTCTATTATCCGAGGATACTCTCGCCATCCATGCAATTAACGATTCTGAATTCTGGGTGCTGTGAATAAGCTGGACGGTCATTTTTAACTAGCCTTTTATACTTATTTTTTTTATGTGAAACAAACCCTTGCCCAGTCAAATAACTCACTATTCTGTTTGGATTCCAGATTTTAGAGAATGGGAAGAATTTGATATATTCATACCCGCAATGAGTGAGCGTTTTGAGGTGGTATACCCTGTCGAACCTATCTTTTATTTGAAAATTTTTATAAACACCCATATAGTGCAATCTATGAATTTTGAACCAATGAACCACATGCCAAGTTTTGAAAGTTTAATAGGAAAAACATTAAAATCAATTCATGGAGGATACCCTCTCGATAAACCTGATAGCCTGCCGCTTCTACACCAACATAATTTTCTGATATTCACTACAGAGGATAACGAAAATTATCTCTTATCGCCCCAAAAGGATCATGATGAAGATGTTTTTATCGATGGCAATCTGTCAGGTTTAATAGGATCTCCATTGCTAAAAGCTGAAGAATGGTATACTGTAAATATTGAAAAAATCCGCGACCCACGCACTGTAACTTTTTATCATTTAGCTACTGAAAAGAGTCAGATCCTTATTAAATGGATAGTTTATTCTAATTCTGAGCTATCTACAAAAGTTCATTTTAGAAAACTTACCCCTGAGAATATGGCTGATATTTACGTGCCTCATAGATTGGCTTAAAACCCTTCCTCATATCCTTTTCCTTGGTCATCTACAAGCTTTTGCCATTCCCTCTTATATAGTTCCCGCAGCTCATTTAGATCACTGGCCGACATAGGATGTGATGCCATATTTTGGTAAATCCTTTCACAGTCCGCGTGTGCAGACAAAGGGAATTCATTTCCATCCAAAAAGTATTTATATTTCATTAAATGTCCTTTATAAATCTCGGTCTACTACTGGAGAGGACATCTCCCAATCAATAACTTCCACGGGACCTGTCTGGGCCTTCATATATAGGTTGGCAGCATCTGTTGCGATAGGCATTGGTTGTTGACTCAACTCCTTCATTTTACCATCCTGCAAAACACGCAGAGCCCACAGCTCAATACTATTAATCACTAAGTTCTTCTCTGTCTTTTTAGGATCTAAAATTCTTTCAACCTCAGCTTTATTCAGCTTGTTTTTCAACACTAAATTCTGCAGGCCCCTCCTGCAGGACCCGCAGACACCTCTGTATTTAACAACATTTCCACAACCTGTGCGCTTGCATACTTTTACCATTTTAGTTCGCCCTTACGTTTAATTGATTAATTTAATTTGTTTATTTAAAATGTTGTTGACTTTTTAAGATTTTCCAAATCAAATTCTCCAAAATAAGCGTCACTGAAATCAACATTTCGCAAATTAGCCCCACTTATTCTTATTTTGACTGCATTAACACCGCTCAAGTCAGCCTCTTCCAAATCAGCACCGCTCAAGTCAGCACCGCTCAAGTCAGCACCGCTCAAGTCAGCACCTCTCAAATCAGCACCGCTCAAATAAGCACCTCTCAAATCAGCACCTCTCAAATCAGCACCTCTCAAATCAGCACCGCTCAAGTCAGCACCGCTCAAGTCAGCACCTCTCAAATAAGCACCTCTCAAATCAGCACCGCTCAAGTCAGCACCGCTCAAGTCAGCACCTCTCAAATAAGCACCGCTCAAGTCAGCACCTCTCAAATCAGCACCGATTAAACTTGTTCCATTGTAAGAATACAAAACTCTCCCAGTAATTTTACTCTTAATCTCTATCATATTAAAGAAGCCCCATCAATTTAGTCTAATTCTCAGCACGGCGAACATCAGCGCCTTTCAAAGCAGTACCTTCAATCAATTTAGTACCCGTTAAATCTGTATAAAACAAATCAATATAGCTAAAATCAGTATAGAACAAGCTAGCGCCTCGCAAATCAGAACCACTCAAAGAGGCGTATCTTAAATTACAATGGCTCAAATCAGCACCTCTCAAGTCGGCGCCGCGCAAATCGATATGGTGTAAAGTGGAACTATTTAAATCCACACCTCTCAAGTCGGAGCCTCTCAAATCAGCATTATTTAAGTCAACACCTCTCAAATCAATACCTCTCAAATCCGCGTCACACAAAACCAAGCCAATTAAACTAACACCTTTTAAACTTTTCCTGTCGGAAGTATATAAAACCAAACCAGTTTTCTTATGTTTAATCTCTATCATAAAAACTGCCTTCTACCTTTCTTTCCCAGAGTGTTTTTATTGGATAATTCATCAATAGACTTTAATATTTAACCGCTTTAAGGCTGATAATACAGGCATCTTAGTGCATTCATTTATTTTCAAATCACTAATATCCGTGCAATCCAGATCCGTATTCGTTAAATCTACACCACAAAAATCCGCTCTATTTAATTTAGTCCCTCCTAAATCTGCAAAATCCATCTTACAATTTCTCAAAATAGCTCTCCTTAAATCGGCGTCGCATAGGTTTGCTCTAGTTAGATCCGCATTTCTTAAATTGGCATGCCTTAAATTGGAGTTACTTAGCTTAGCCCCAGAAAGATCAGCTCCAATGAGGTTGACACTACATAAACAGGCCTCACTCAAATTGGCCCCTGTTAGGTCAGCATAATCCAAGCTTGCGCCACATAAGAAAGCCCCATTTAAATCAGCGCCGCGCAAATCTGCGTAATCCAAAATAACCTGATTCCTAACGGCCTGTTCAACCGTTTCCTTCTCAAAGAATGCTAAAGAACTCCAAAGAATCTCGTTTGTTTTTCTACGCCTAATATAGGTTTTATATTTACCGTCATTTGACTCTTCCATGGCTGAACCCTTTTAACTTTAAAATATCACAAAAATTGCGTGTAACGCTGCTTCAATTCCTTAATCGCATTCAGCCCTTGTTGACGCTCCTCGTCCGTAATATTTCTTTTCAGAGCCTTCTTGAGCTCTTGCGAGGAGCGTCTCACCTCAGCATTCACCGCCGCATACCGTCTCAAAATTGGGACGATGTTTGTGTTTTGGTAAATTTCCTCTTGTTTTTGGCAGAACTCATGCACCGCATAAAAATAGTCAGCTGGGTGCAAATCAATTAACAGCGCGTACCAGAGGGCCAACGTCTCGTCCGAAATTTGTAATTTCGGGAGTGCTGCTAATAAAATCAGGCGGCCCGTCGCGAAATCCTCCGGACTCAGTTTCTCGCCCCCATTGCTCGTCTGGATTTTTTCCAGATTCAGCTCGCGGCTTTTGGCTAAATTTTGAGAGGAAACCAGCGATTGTGGCCTTTCCTGACTCAAACGAGGTTTGTTTGATTGCAGGGCTGACAGCGCGTTCGCCACTACCCCCCGAATCTCTGTTGTCATAAAATCCCTCTAGAATTTTTAGAAATTTCTCCTCTTTTAAAATCCAAGCAAAATCTGCCTTAAAAACCCTGTAATCGCCATTTGACGAACCAATCCTGCCTGTTAGAAAATCAGATTTTTCAACTCGTTTGAAAAAAGTTTCCCAAAAAATTAAATCGGAGTGGTCTTTCCACCTGGCTCTAAGTCCCGCGCTCCTCGCATCCGTTAATTTCTGAACCCTACTCAAACTCGGACAAAACTCGTGATATTTTTCCAACAACTCAGAAGTTGGACATATGTTTTTAGTATTAGTATTTGAAGATGAAGATGAAGATGAAGATGAAGATGAAGATGAAGAGCGATCTTTTGCGATCGCAAAATCATCGCTGTGCGATTTTTTTTTATCGCTATGCGATGGACTCTCTTTTTTTCCCCATCGTACGGCATTCCCTAACCTGCCTGAATTACTACGATTTTCTCGCCTATTCTGTTGTGATTTTATTGTAGACTCCAACATTGGGTGAATGATTTTTCCATCATCATTTTCAATAAAACATTTAGAAATTCTCGACTCCCAAATTTTTTTAAATTTTTTTTCAGAAATTTTTGCAATTAACGCTAATTCTGAATAATTTTTCTCTAAAAATCGCTCCTTCCAACACACACAAATCAACATCCAATAAACCCCGATTTCTTCAGGGGTCATCATCATTACATTTATATCTGACAAAAAATCATTAGGGTAAAACTGAAACGCTGGCGTATTTTTTGAATTATCTTGATCCATTTCATCACTCAAAAATTTTAAATGTTATATTTTTTGGTTTATTTATCTTTTGTGATTGATAAATCTGAAACGTTTCTTGCGTGATGATCGTCACCCAAACACCTGTCAAAAACGCTATAAAAATAAACATTATCCACCTCTAATTAGTATAGACTCTTCTCAACCCAAACTCTAACACCGGGGATGTTACTATTAATACCCAACGCCCTAACAATTTTTCCTATTGCAACCTCATCCGGTTTTTTGTATTTGTCTGGAAGTGCGTTGAAATCTTGGACCTCAAATTTAAATACATCCCTTGATTTTAAAACGGTTGCGTCATCTGAAGTGGCGGCGACCAAAACTCCGGTTTGAGTGAATTGAGACGCTTGGCTTGCTTTCAATTCACTTTGAACCTTTTGTTGATAAGCAAAAATCTTTGGCTTCAACACCATCTCGGCCTGTAATAAAGGCGCCTCAGCCTTCTTCTTCTCATTTATCGCATTTTTATGCGTTAAATGGGCCATTGATATGATTGGTGAAAAGGTATCCTCTACCGACTGCTTTAGAGCTTTAATCGTTAAATACAGCTCTGACGCTCGATCAAATTCATTTTGATTGTTAATCTCAACGGCAATTGCCTGCTCTGGGATTGATAATGATTGATCGATCAATGATTCAGATATTTTTTTTAGAACTATTTCTGAATTGCTCATTTGACCCTCATCGTTGTTTTCCATGCATTCACTGAACATGCAGATTTAAATACAGCCCAGTCACGCTCATCATCATCTGAGGAGAACTCTACCAATTTATAAGAACCTGTGCTTTTTAATTGCAAAACTAGCCGCGATAAAAGATTCTGCTCATTAAATAATGACGGGAACATATCCTCGCACGCCATTTTATATGCAATTAATTGAAGTGATGCCCATTTTGGGCTAACCCCTGATTTTAAATCGATTAAAACATTTTTTCCGTTTAAAATACCCACACGATCTAGGCATCCGGCATACATTAGTTTTGAATGATAAATAGGCGACTCAATCATTGTTGGGGCAAAGCCGGTATCCTCTTTAAAGTTTTTGTAGGCCTGAACAAATGGCCTGATTTCTTCATCTAAATCATTTAAATCAATTTCATAGCGATCTAGATGTTCACATGATTCATGAATGAGAGTCCCCCTATCCCTGCCAGCTACAGTGTAAAATTGAGTATTGATAATCCCAGCGCTTTTTAATATAGAAGTGACTCCCGGCAGCTGACTGTCACCGAGGAAATATTCGTGATTAACGCTATCAAATCTGAACTGTTTCATTGGAACCCTCAACCGTCTCTACAACAACCCCAGACTCAACTTTTTGTGGACCCTGAATTTTTATCCAATTCACAATATTATCGTAATCTGACTTTCGAATTTCAGAAGTTGAATTAATTTGATAAACATCAATTAAATGTTTCTTAACCAAATCGTCTTCAATCCCAGCCTCTTTCCATAAAACGAGCAAACGTTTACGTTGAGCCTCAGTAATGAGTTTTGGCTCCTCAGCGCTCACAGGAGGATTGACATTAGTTTTTTCAACAGAATTGGCTTGAGTGATTTCTACATAATCGGCAACCTCTTCAGCTGAGTTAAGACCCCGTAATATATCTGCATATTGATCACGTAAATTGAACGCCCTAGCCCTCATCTGCAACATACGTTGAGGATATTGTTTCCATGGATTTTTATCTAATAATCCCGCTGTTTTTGCATCTGCCATTGAGAATGATGTTTTATATTCATTAGGATAACCGCGGCGTTTAGTAATACAATAGGCAACGCCATCTTCAACCCGCTCATCTATACGCTCCAATTTCCCAGATGACTGCACCAACGCTAGCATTGCATCACCCCAAACACAGGGACGGCCATTTATAACCGATATATTTTGAATTGATTGCATCGGAGCTAGGCCCAGCTCTAAACCCATTTGAATGGCCACAAAAATGTTGGCTGGGTTATTTATAAAATCTTTTGGAACAAATGATGATTTCGCAAATAATTGTGAAATTTTTAAAATTTGTTCTAACAACGCAGCGTCTGTGAATATTTTAGAAATTGCCTGTTGCGTTGGATTGTTATTAATAACCTCTAATTCCTGACTCATCGCCCACCTCCCAATTCTAAAACATCACATAAGATTTTATTCTTAACCTCAGATGCTTTTTCATCTAAAGCGCGCTTAAAATTCTCAATCTCATCTGCCACATGTTGAAAATGATCTATAAACAACCTAACAACACGCTCCATCTGCTCTTCTGACAGGTTCAATTCATCTTTTTTAGGAACAAGAGTTTTATAAATTGGCTCATCAAATTGAATGTCCTTATTCATAAAAATCACCTGTGCTTCTCAGCAAATCTTTGGCAAAATACATTGCGATCTGACCGTCTAAACGGTCCACAGCGATTGATAGCGTTTGAATAAGACCGGATAACGCCGCCATTTGGTTAGAGGCATCCTCTAAAACCGATCTAATCGCTGATATCCTACGATTAATCGCACGCTCTGATTGACAAGCGGATCCAGAATTAAAATCTTTTAAAACATCCCCCAAGCTCATTAGAGGTTCCCCTATTTTGTTATTGATACCATCCGATGAATGTGCCATATCCTTGAGCCTCCTAAGCTCGATTGTTTTTATCCGTACTGGCAGCAACCGGTGCGGATTTTTTTTTGTTAAAAACATCAAATGGGACAACCCCATTCCCAACGCGAACGTAAATCTGCCCACACACTTTTCTAGAGCATCGCATGTAATTAGAAACCCCTCTCAGGGCGCCTATTTTACAACTAGGACAAGTGGCATCCACCGGCGAAACCTCTAGGAATACTGCGTAAATTTGAGGGTGAATCACCTGTTTTTGTGGGCAGGTCTCCCATTTTTGTGATTGTGTAACCGGATCCCTTAGCGATAACCTCATTTTGAGGTGCTTGAGGTGCTTGAGGTGTTTGAGGTTCTTGATAAACTTGAATAGTGCTGGAGGTAGTTTTCTCTAGGGCAACGACTTTGTCGTTAGTGTATTTATTTAATACATGGATTGCCCATGGGGTGAATGCCCGAAATCCGTCACTCTTAACGGCGAGCATCCATTTTTGATGATTTTCAATAGTGGTTGTTATAGCGATTATTTTTAGCTCTGTGTTTTTCATATGAAATAACTAGAGCACGGTTCATGCCATTTTTTTTAAATCATAAAATCCAACCCTATTCCAACTCGTTAAATTCACTCTAATAACCATCATTATGAGAAATTATAAAGTTAAGTGGCCGGAATGTGAGTGCTTTTTTTAAAAAATCTAACACTCACCTTTTTTTATTTTTTATTAAAAAAAATGTCATTAAATCTCATGCCGCAGCTAACCTAATGTTTTATGGGTTTAAATTGATTTATTTGGATAAACCGATATCCAGCGTTATGTCTTATTGGATAAGTAAAGTTTATAGCCTAAATAAATAATTATTTCAATTTATTTTTTAGGTTATTGTTATTTTAATGAAAAGAATGCCGTTTATTTTTTAATTGTTGGATAAAAACCGCTATTCTTGGCAAAACCACGAGAAATGTTATAACTGAATACAGCGCAGGCAGTCGCGATGGCTGCATATTTAGGATCTAATACTCCAGCAATAGCTGCACATAATGTTCCTAATGTAGTGAAGACAGTCGCTAAAAACTCAGTGGTTCTAAACGTGCTTTTAGGTTTCTTATTCTTTTCCATTTCTTGTTCCTGTTTATTATTATCAATAGGGTCATCTGAAGGGTCATCTGAATCTGAGGACTCGACGCATCTATCATCATTGCCGATTTCATCAATCTCGTAGCACATTAAAAATAGTAATGAACATGCCGCATGGGCTAGGTGATTGATTCTAGATTCTGGGTCAAAGCTCTGCCCTGACCACCATGAGGTTAAATGCCTCTGACTGGCGGAATATAATCGAGAATAACTCATCCCCTTTTTCCAATTCCATTCGCCATGGATGACCGCCCCATACTGTAAAACTTTAATAATCTCTAAAATTGCTGGGATTGGTAATAAATCAAATCGAGCTTTCCCTTGGTCGTGTTTTGTTGCGCTCATACTTAACCTTATTATAATGAATAAAAGTTGTATTTTATTGACAAAATACTATCTTTTATGTTGAGTCAGGACTCAAGGATCTGTTATTGGAGTAATTATGAGAAAAAAATCAGTTATATTAGCATCAATGTTAATTTTAATTACTGGATTCACATCATCTTGTGGAGATGGGTCTAATTCGACCGACCCAGTATCTTTAGGTTTAAATCCAGCTTTTGACAATTGTAGTTTTGATTTGGAAACCATCATGAATGGTCCAAGCAAATTCAAATCAACCACAAAATGGTATTGTAGTTTTAATGACTATAATGGAGATACAAGCCACCTATTCTATGCCATATATGGTGATGGAACTGGAGAAGAATCTAATGATGGGGTTATTGTTACAGCCCCGTTTACCTGGACCCAGACCCAATGCAACTCATTTAAAAGTATAAATTTTAATGGGACAACTGAGATTACTGTGCTTGGTGGTTCGCAAGCGTCAGGAATTTTTAGTTTTGAAGCTAATTCTGGATCGGAATCAAAGAACGTTACATGCCAACTATATAAACAATAATTTAAAACAAACTCTGGCTGTGTTTGGCTGCGCTCATCTCACACCATTATGCTCTATGCTGTAATGATCTCCATCGCCAAATCTACCGCCCCAGCAATGTTTAGCATTAGGGGTGGTCAGGGATTCCCAGAATTTGCCAAGCTCTCGGTGGTCCTCAGTTTCATCAAGGTATTTGCCGTCTTTATATAAATTCAAATCACCGGCTAAGCGTTTCAAATGAAGACTGTTTTTGATTCCCTTACCTAAACGCGCGTAAATCGCGGCTTGCTCTTTAGTACGCTCAGTCTCGCCATAGGATACTTTGAACCCTTTAGATACTGCGAATTTAACTAAATCGGCAAAACTCTCTGCAAAGAGCCATTGTTTTTCAAGTAGAGTCATTATTGATCCAAGGTTATAATTTTTTGTTGAAAAAACTGGTTATAAGTGAAACAATAACCGATATAATTGGGACTATTATTTTGATGGCGATATTTTTCTCTGTCTCCATTTTGGTCATTCGGGTAGACTGAGCTTCAATCGCACTGTGACTAAGATTCATTTCTTGGTGAAATAGGCTTTTTAAATCCTTTAATTCACCCCAAATCTTATCAAACATCAATCGATGATCTACGGAATGCCTTTCAATTCGATCGGTTAAATTTTTAAAACCTATATAACTTTCGTAAATCATTTTGGCTTTACTTGGATCATTATCAGAAGACATGGCGACCTTTATATATTAAATTTTTTATATATACCGAATTTGTATTGATTGGTCGCTAGCTGTTCCTGCGGTATAGGTCCAAGCAGTGGTTGAAAAGGCAAATGAAATCCCGGTCGTAAAAGCTTCTCCATTTAAACCAAAAAAATCGGTCCCAATTACAGTTGTTGTATTAGGAAAAACCTCAATCGAAAACTGAGGAACTTCCGCCGCTGTTGCTGCGGTTGCTTTATTGTGCAATTGCAAATAACGTATTGCAGCGTTTGCATTAAAACAACTAATTGAATAAACCCTTCCAGCAGTGGCCTTCACATTTAAAGTTGCATTAGCCCCAGCATTTTTAAATACAGTGTATGCTGTAGCTCCGGTCGTTGGGGCCCCAAGGTAAGATCCATCAGGATTACAGACTGCAACTGTGGCTTGGTTTGCAACATCCTTAAATTTAGAATATTCTCTTTCTTCAAGTGCATTAGGTAATGCCATAAGTTAATCCTATTGTTTAGATGCTTGATTTTTCTGGTTCATTTTATCGGCAAAATATAAAACTCTTGATGCGGCGGACATCTCATTTAAGAATTTTTGAATAACTTTAATTTTCAACTCATTAGGTGATTTCATGAATTCAGGATTATCCGCTAATTTAGTGTAAAATTGTTCGGTTGTTTTCCCAATCACCTGCTGAATACGGTTGCGTTGATCAGGGGTCATTTCAAATGTTACCCCTTTTATCTTAAATTTTTCTTGAATCTTATTTGGAACAATACTTTTCTCGCCAGTGTCTTTGTATAAATCTATCGCAAGCTTCGTCGCTGGTGAAGGTAAGTATTTTGTGGAAAATGCAGGGTTAATCAAAACATTGAAAAATGAATTTGTGCCCCCTTGATAGTTCTCCATTTTATTTCCAAAAGGGTCAATTTGAGCCGGCAAATCACGTGCAAAAGGAGTTTTATTTAACGCCAAATTTATTCCCATTTGTATGGGGTTGGCGTCTTTAGTGTCGCGTTTTGTGTTATCAATCAACTGACTGACTTGTTTAAGGAGTGTTGGAGTGAAGCTCGCAGGGATCCCCTTAGTTGATTCGATCAATGCCTGAGGCAATGTTTTGCCTTGAAACATTTTTGTGAATGTAGAGATTAATGGCTGTTGCCCTAATGTTTCTAAACCACCCTCTAAACCTGCGGCCCCTGTTGCGAAAAGATCTAGTGCAGATTTTTCTTTAGTTGCATGCTCCCTCACCTTCTCTTGCGCTCGCGCACCCATCGAAGCTGGAATTGATAAAGGAACTGCCCAGTCATAAGTGACTAAGTTATCGCCTTTTTTAAGCTTGGCGGCTTCTGGATCAAAACCGCTTGTAATCCAACGTAGCAGTCCAGTCGTGTTTAGTTGGGATTGATTGAGCCCCGCCGTAGATTCAACCAATCTTTGCTCAGGATCTCGCGCTGCAGTATTCCGTAAAAGCCCCAATTGTGAGAGCCCATAGCCTAATCCAGTAATACCCACACCACCAACCAAGGCTCTTGATGTTGATTCAACGAAAGCTTTTTGATTAAACCCACGGCCTAATGTGGCTTTACCTAACTCAAAAACACTTTTAACAAAACCGGCTGGCGAATAATCAAGGGAGCGGCCAAGCAAGTTTCCGGGAGTTTTAGGATATTTTAAAAATAAGTCCCCTGCCCCAAACTCTTTACCAAAATTCATTGTCCTTTTTAAACCAGTAAAAAGTTGGGATGCTAAAGAATCGTCTTGAAATGTTTTGTATAACCCCTCAAAATTAGCTTGGGCTAGCATCTCAGAAGTCGGCTTACTCACCTTTTTTAATGCCATTTGCTCAGCTATTGATTTATTAAAAGCCGCTTGATAGAACGCGCGATCCGGCGCTTTAAGTGCAACACCCACAACCCTTTCAATATTTCCTAAAATTTTTCCGCGAAATGTTGGGGCTTGAGGCAAACCATTGCCCATTTGATTAATTTCCCATTTATCGGCAACTTTACTAGTATCAATCCCTTTCCATGCATCTTGAACACCAGCAACAAAACCTTCCTTAAATCCTTTTATCTGTGGAATGATTTGATTGAATCCACTTAAGGATTTCGTCCTTTCTCCGGTAACTAAAGAAATAGCACGGTCAATAGGGGTGGCAACAAAATCCTTGGCATTTTCAGCTACAGTAAAAGCGGCGTTACCCAACACATTTCGGATGATAGTTTTCGGATTCGCTAATTGAGCAAGAGTCTGATATGTTGAAACTTTGCGCAAGAATGAAGATGGAACCTGCGATGCAATATCTTTTAAAATCAAAGCTGTAGCAACGGCTCGCTCCCTACTTCCTTCCGGCATGTTTTCTAAAGCAGAGGCTCTCTCATAAATTTGTTTTGCAAATTCCGGCGTGAGATGTGGAGCTTTTAAATTCTTTGCGGCAATTTCCGCTATTTGATCTTTAGTAAGATCTGGCGAGGCAGTTTTTATTTTTTCAATTTCTTGCTCAAGTTTTTTCTTTTTAAATTCCGGCAAAGCATCTCTTGCTTTTTCAACAACCCCACTTGCCAGCTTTTGCAGTCCTTCAGGGCCCAATTTATCATACATTGACAAAGCTTGAATTGACTCACCTAATCGAGTGGCTTGTTTAGCTAAATGTTGGGCGATCTGAATTGATTGGGAGAAATCTTTTTCAGCATTATATTTCCGCATCAACTCCATACCCGTAGCCATATCAACAGCAGTTGGGTTTGTATTTTTTAATAAATTATCCCTAGCTTGAATCGGGTTCTCCCGAATTATAGATTGAGCCACCTCTAACGTTGATTTGTTGGTGATTGGAGTATAAGTTCCTTGAACACCCTCAGCTAAAGGGGCTGGTGAGTTAGGGCTTTCCTTAACAGTTGTTACAAAACCACGTTCCTTTTGTCCTGTTTTTGTGGCACCATTTTGCTGTTTATCAAAAATTTCTTGTAAACCACCAAGCCCCGATCCCAGATATGCATTTTTTTGCAAAGATTTTTCTGGCAAAGAATCCCAGTAACGTTGAGCTAATGGTTTCACTCCACCATAAATACCCTTCACACCCATCAAACTCATCAAACCATTAATCCCAGCATCTGTAAAAGATTCAGCTGCAGCCCCTATATTTCCTTGCGCCGCTTGGTTAAATCCCTCTTTTCCAGATTGATATGTTCCCTGAATCATTCCCGGAGTCATACCTGCCAAAATAGCTGGGGCAAAAGGTGTCGTTAATGTTGTTCCAATCGCAATATTTTTAGGAGTACTAAAACCAGAGATTGTATTGCCAAGAGAGTTTCCGATTCCAGTAAAAGCTTGGTCAACCTGATCTCCATAACCGAGCAATCCAGCAATAGGCTTCACAACAGCTTTAGGAACTGCGGCCACCCCTTGACCTAACCCTCTGGCAATGGCAGGTGGAATTATAGGGGTGTTAGCAATCGCATCCTTTAAAGGGCCATTCAATGATGGGTCCAACCATTCTTTGAAAAAATTATTTACTTGAGGGTGTTGGTTTAAATAATCCCCAGTCGCACCAGCCGCCTTATTTGCCACGCCCTCCATAAAAGATGGCGCCTCAAAAACAGAACGCGGAACTGGGGTCTCATTCAAATAAGAGTTTAATTTAAACTGACTTTCATTTAATTTATTTAGTGGTAATGGAGATTGGTTTGGTAATGTGCCATAATCATACTGACCATCAGAACTCTTAAAATATGAAGAAAGATCTGTTTTGGGTATTGATGTTTGTTTGTAGAGTTGGGATAATTGACCCTCTACCGAATCTTTTTGGATAGGTTGAGCTGATTGGGTAATGTCAGGAGAAATACCTAAAGATCGTCTCAAATTTTGAATAGGTTGATTGATCTGATCCTTCAAGCCTTGCACAAATGAACGTGGTGATGGCCCAATCATTGGGCTACTCATATTCACAGCTGGACTTTCGGGCTCTGCATTGAAGTTTTTCAGAATATTGGAAACATAATTCTGAGTTTCTTTAAAAGGAGGAACCCCTTTATATTTTTGAACGTTACCAAGCCCAGCGTTATAGGCCGCAATGCCATTCACTAATCCAACCTTGTCAATTCTACTCTTTA